TCCAAGGTCTCGCGGGTGGAAACCATGACGAAGGCGCGGTAGGCGGCACCCTCGCGGCCGGCGTCGTTGGCGGCTAGGAGGACGTCGCGAAGTTGGCTCTCGCGGTCCTGCAGTGCCTTGATCTGAGCGCGCAGCGCCTGCATTTCGTCGGCGGGGTGGATGTTGCTGGGATAAGCCATAATCATTTTCCTTGTCGATGAGCGTTGAGTTGATGCTATAAATATAGCCCTTGCATTGAGGGGTGTCAACAGCTAATATCATAGTGCCCGGATAAATCATCCGACAAACACTATGAGGCAAAAATGTCTAAACTCCATCTCGATTTCGAAACGTTCAGCAGTGCCGACCTCCGCAAGGTCGGTCTGGAGAACTACGTCGCCAGCCCCGACTTCACCGTGACGGTGGTTGCCTGGGCGTTCGACGACGATCCAGTGCAGTCGGTGGTCTGGCCGGACACGGCGACACTTCCTGCCCCCATCCTCACGCGGCTTTTCGTGGGCGGCGAAATTCGCGCCCATAACGCCGCCTTCGAGCACGCCGTGCTCACCAGCTATTATGGCGTCGATGTCAATCCGGCACGGCTCATCTGCACGATGCAGAAGGCGCTGGCCTATGGGCTGCCGGCAGGACTGCTGGCCGCGGGGCGAGCTCTAGGGCTCTCGACCATCAAGGATGAGACCCGGCGGCTCTTGATGCTGTCGATGGGCCGGCCAAGGGCCAATGGGGCGCCGCCGTGGCATGAGGTTGACGCTGTCCGACTGGCGGAGCTCGCCGCCTACTGTGAGGACGACGTTCGCGCCGAACGGGCGATCGACGCGGCGATCCCCGATCTGCATCCTTTCGAACGGAAGTTGTCGCTGCTCGACGGCGAGATCAACCGCAAGGGCGTGCTGCTCGACCTGGCGGCAGTGGTGCGGCTGAAGACGGCAGCGGAGCGGGCGATCGAAGCGATCAATAGTGAATGCGCCCAACTGACGGAGGGCAGGGTGACGGCGCCCGGCAGCCAGGTGGCGCGGCTGATGGCGTGGCTGGCTAGCGAAGGCACGGCACTGACGGATGTTTCACGTGAAACAGTCGGCGTGGCGCTGGACGCTCGGCATCCGGCGGTGGTGCATCGGGTGCTGGAGCTCCGCCAACAGGCGGCGAAGTCGTCGGTGGCGAAGCTGGAGCGGATGATCGACGTCGCCTCCAACAAGGACGGCAGGGCGCGGCATCTGCTGCAGTTCTATGGAGCGGGACGGACGGGACGCTGGGCGGGGCGGCTGATCCAGCCGCAAAATCTACCACGGACGCCAGAGGACCACGACGCAGAGGCGGTTATCGGCCTCGCTGAGGGGCTCGACGTGTTTTGGGCATCGCCGATGGCGGAGATCTCGAAGACGCTCAGGGGCTGCTTTGTGGCCAAGCCTGGCCATGTCCTGGTGGCTGCCGACCTCAGTCAGATCGAAGCCAGGGTGCTGGCGTGGCTGGCGGGGCAGAAGGACGTCGTCGAGGCGTTCGCGCGGGGTGATGATGTTTATGTCCAAGCGGCGCGCAAGGTCGGCAGCGCCAATCGGCAGCTGGGCAAAGTGCTGGTGTTGGCTTGTGGTTACGGCATGGGGGCGGAGAAGTTTAGGACGACGGCGGCTGCGGCACCCTACTTCGTCGAGCTGACGGCGGCGCAAGCGACGGCGCATCTATGGGCGTGGCGCGACGGCAATTCAGCGATCTTGCGCTATTGGCGGGCGGTCGAAGAGGCGGTGCGGCGATCGGTGCAGCGCCACGGCGCGGTGATCGGGCTCAGCCACGGCATGGCAGTCAGGACGCTTGGGAGGACAACGCAGGTCAAAAAACCCAATGGTGTCCCCTTGACGTACCACAACATGCGGCTGGCGGCGGAAAGCGGGTTGGTGTTCGACGGGGTCAACGGGGTGACCAAGAAGTGGGGCACCGAACGGACCTATGGCGGCCGGCTGGTGGAGAATATCGTCCAGTCGGTGGCGCGTGACGTGATGGCGGAGGCGATGCTCGATCGGACGGCAGTGCCAGTGATGACAGTGCATGATGAAATCGTCTGGGAGTTGCCGGAAACCGAGTTCAGCGGCTGGGATCGGGCGGCTTTTACGCCGGAGGCGCCGGCGTGGGCGGCGGGGCTGCCGGTGGCGGCGAAGTTGTCCACAGGGCGGCGCTACGCGAAGTGAATGGACCCTGTTCGCCGACTAACGTAGGTTAAAAACGAATCACCAAATGATGAAGGCGATAACCCGTGGCCGGGGATATCGCCTCCTGATCCTCAAATCCCTGTACGGAAGAAAGGAACATCACGTGCCTAAAGCTAATGAAACTGCTCCCCAAAATCAACACACTGTCGTCGCTGCGGCGGCAGGCTGGTCTGTCGTTCAGATCTACCTCGGCTGTCAGCTGGTGGACGGCGTATGGATCGTCGATCCGATCGAGATCGCCGAAGCCCCGGTTGTCGCGTGGCGTATTTACCCCGGTTTTAAGCAGCAGCCATCGGGCGTCTTAGCGTGGCGGCTACCGCTGGTGCCGCGGCTGGATGAGTATCATCTGGATTACCGTGGCCTCGTCACCCCTGATGGCAGGGTCGAGCATTACAACAAGATTTTTTTGAGCCGCGACGAGTGGCTGGCTCACATCTGCCTCGCCCACGCTGAACGCGCTCAAAGCTGGGAGCTCGACCGATGAATGAGGCGAGCCGAGCGTTTCTGCGCGCTTATTTCGGTGATGATCTCAGCGGCGTCTATGTCTGCGACAGCAACAGCATGAATAGGCCGCGGCTGGCGGCGACGGCGACGCTCGACCCGCAGGCTGGCTGGTATTGGTGCCCGGCGCGGCTGTCGGGACTGAATGCCCGCGGGCAGCGGGTGGCGGAGAAGGCCGTCTCGGTCCACGCTTTGGTCATCGACGATGTCGGACGTAAGGTTCACCCGGCGGAGTTCGCCTGGCTAGCGACGCCACCGCTGACGCTGCTTGAGACCTCCGAAGGCAATGCTCAAGCGGGATACCGACTGGGCGACGGGGTGACGCCGGCAGAATGGACGGCGCTGAGAGCGCGGGTGCCGTGGGAGGTCGATGGCACCGACTGCGTGCATTGGTGGCGGCTGCCTGGCGGCATCAATCAGAAGCGCGGCGGCTTTGTGGTTGGATCGGTCATTTGGGGGGAGGGCGACCTCGGGTGGTTGCCGGAGACGCCGTTTAGCAAGGCGGCGCGAGCTCCGCGGAGCGGAGGTGGGCCGCAGGCGGCGCCCTCGGTGGCGGCGGTCAAGGCGGTGCTGGAGGCGCTGAAGAACCCCTGGGAAGGCGGCGAAGGCGAAGGCTTGCGCGGCTGGTGGATAGAGGTCCTGCACGCGATCAAGGGAGCGTTGCTGGAGTGGCCGGAAGACGCCTTTGAATTGGCGCTGGCGTGGTCGAAGGACGAACCTGGGTTCGAGCGGGTGTGGGAGAGCATCGAGCCGCATTCGGCTGGCTGGGGGGCGTTGGAGATTTTGGCCAAGGACAAGGCGGGACCAGACTTAGCGGCGGCGGCGTTTGATGATGATGCCACTCAGCCAGAGAAAGAGCGGACGACGATTTATGACTTCTACGCTCACAACCCTACCGGCAAGTTTGTCTACATGCCGACCGGCGATCTGTGGCCGGCGAGCAACGTCAATTCGCGCTGTGGCCCGACTGGGATATCCGACGCAAAGGGCAAGCCGCTACCGGCTTCGGAGGTACTGAAGCGGCAGCGGTCGGTGGATCAGGTGTCGTGGCTGCCGGGACGGCCGAAGTTGGTCAAAGACGCGGTGCTGACCAAGGCGGGGATCGAAGCCGAGAAGGACAATGTGATTTTGAACCTGTACCGGCCGCCGGCGAAGTGTTCGGGGGTGGCGCAACATGCGCTGCCGTGGCGGCGGCATTTGGAGATGCTCTATCCCGAAGACGCCGAATGGATCAGCAAGTGGATGGCGCATTGCATCCAGCGGCCGTGGGAGAAGAAGAACCACGCGCTGGTGCTGGGCGGGCCGTCGGGGGCCGGCAAGGATACGATCCTAGCGCCGCTGATCCTCGGGGTGGGCGGGCAGAATTGGCAGGAGGCGACGCCGACGGCGCTGCTGGGGCGGTTCAATTCGTTCCTGCAGAGCGTCGTGCTGCGGATCTCGGAGGTGCATAACCTCGGTGAGAATATGACCCGGCGGAAGCTGTATGAGCATCTGAAGCCGATCCTCGCGGCGCCGCCGGCGACGCTGCAGATCGACACCAAGGGGGTCGAGGTTCGATCCATTTTGAACGTCGTTGGGGTGGTGATGACGACCAACTACCGGCACGAGGGCTTCTATCTGCCGGAGGAGGACCGCCGCCACTACATGGCCTGGACCGACGTGACGGAACGCCAGGTGCGGCAGGACAAGGGGCCGGATTACTATGCGCGGCTGCACCAGTGGATGGATGGTGACGGAGCCGGGCATGTAGTGGCCTTCCTGCGGTCGATCGATCTGAAGGGGTGGGATGCCAAGGCGCCGCCGCCGAAGACGCGATGGTGGCATTCGGTGGTTGGAGTGTCGACGCAAGACGTCAATGATGAGGCGCTGGAGGACGCTATCGCAGCGATGGGTTCGCCTTCGGTGTTCTCCAAGGATCAGTTGATGGCGGCGGCAGAGCCGGGACTGCAGACGTGGATTGACGACCCGAAGAACACGCGAGCGTTTCCGGCCCGTTTGGATGGCCAAGGATATGAGCGCATTCTGAGCGGCGGCAGCAAGGGAAGATGGTACTTGAAGGACACGCGGAACGTGTCCTTGTATGGAAAGAAGAGCCTCTCGACATCTGACCAAGTCAATGCTTGCGAGGCTTGGGTGGTCAAAAAGAACGAAGAAATCGAAAAATCGAAAAAAGGTTTCTGAAGCGTTGAGTTTACCGCATACCGACACTATCCGACACTATGTCTACTCGCCTAGCTCACACTCCTACATGCCCCTATAATAATAAAAAACCCAGAAAAAATTACAAATTATGGACGAGTAAACATAGTGTCGGATAGTGTCGGAGCCGATAGCTGGAAAAATAATTATCGCCGCCTCTGCAGGTTGTAGAGGCGGCGACGAGGGGTCAGGGGATGACCTGCGGATATTCGGTGCCCCAGCTGTGGCGGACGGGGGCGGTGTTGGCGTCGTGGATGGCGGCGACGATGAAGAAGCCGACGATCAGCAGCGGGATCGCCGCCAGGCAGGCGAGGAAGGCGGCAGCTGCCGCCCAGACGCCCATCCGGCCGAAGACGATGGCGATAGCGGACAGGACAACGCCGCCGAAGACGAGCAGGGTCATGATTGCACCTGCTTGTCGGCATCGAACCAGTAGAGCGGGGTGATCCGCTCGACCCACATGCATTCGGCGATTTCGACGTTGGCGCCGGCCTTGCGGTGCAGGTGAGCTCGTTCGAGCGCGGCCTTGCGGCTGCGGCTGAACTCGGTCTTGCGATCGGCGAGCTTCGGGTAGAAGGCGATCAGCCGCCATTTGGTGCCGTCGTAGTACGGGTTGATCAGTTTTTCGGTCATTTTGGTTGCTCAGGGCGCTCTGTGAGCGCGTTTGGGGTTGGAGGGTGCTGGGAGACCCGCCAGCGCAGAACGCGCGTCAGCGGGCTTCCCTGTGGCAAACAGGGCCTAACGCAGCTGGATGGCCAAGCTGCGGTAGTCAGGGTTGAGATCATCGAAGCCGATCGCGAAAAGGTAGTGATCGAGGGCTTCGGTGGGCGACTGGCCGATGCCGATCGCATCGCAGAGGTCGTAGTCTTCCGGCATTGCCTGCCAGTAGCCGGCCTGGATGGCCGGCTCGATGATGATGGTGCGCATGGCTCAATCCTCGATGGCGACAGCCTTGTCGCCGTTCCAATGGTGGGTGACGGGATCGTCGGAGGGGCTGACTTGCATGAAGCGGACGGTGGTCCACCGCCCTAGCAAGTCTTTGGCATACAACTCTGCCTCGTCTGCGGTGGCAAAACGCAACCCATTCGAGTACCATTTGGGATCGTTGCCGACTTGAACTTCGCCTTTGTAGCTCATTGGTGTTGCTCCTTTAGTCGATATCGTTATTGTTCAAGCGATACTCGCAAGCGGCATCATGCATGATGACAGCGCCTAGGCGCTCTGCAGCGCGCGAGTAGGACAAACCTGGCTCAATCTGCACACCATAGGTGACAGTGAATGAGTTAATGCCTTCCTGAGTGAGGCGGATAAGGCCGTCGTAAAGGGTGAAGCATTCAAGCGGGAAGTCTTCCATAGTCATTTCCTTTGGTCTCATCAGGCAGCGCCTAACGCTGCGACGGGCTTACCTCATGCCCGTTTCGACCTTGGTTAATGTTTAGATAGCAAGTGTTCGGCGATGCGGTAGCTGCCGCCATCCCGCTCGACCATACCGCTATCAAGTAGCTGCGTGGACAAGCGATATTGAGAGCGAATGGCTATGCCTGTAGCTCGCCTCAATTCGGTTAGTGTGTAGGCGCGGGATGGGTCCCGCTCCATGTAATGCATAGCTCTATCTAGCATGTTTCTCATAGTCATTCTCCTTTGGGTTATGCCTGCAGGCAGGCGACGTGATAGGCAGATACGATATCGGCCGAAGTCAATGATTTGTTTGCCCTATTTCCAGCGACGGTGGCGCACCAGGTATTCCACCAATGCTTTGAACCGCCGGTTTCACGGCAGATTTCGACATAACGGTCAATCTTGCCGCGCTTGGTTTCAGGCTTGACCGACTTGGCCAGCTTGAAAGCTGTTTCGGCCAAGCCCAAAGCCTTTAAGTTATGGGTATCGAGGCAGGCGACTTCCAAGCCGCAGATCTGTGCGACAAAGCTTGCCTTGACGATCCCTAAACCCGGTACATTGGACAGGACATCGACAGCGCCAATCACGTCATTGAGTTCGCAAGCCTTAGTCACGGCAGCAAACAAAACCTCTTGGTGGTTGAGTGCATAGGTGTAGCCAATCCGCTTCGAACCGAAGAGGTACTTTGATTGGGCGCCATTCAAGCGAATGTCGCGCATCTGATTGGCAACCGATTGAAGCGGCTGTTGAATGGTCGCCAGCACAAAGGCGATGACATCGGTCAGGCCTTGCGGCGAAGCGAGCGCATGGGAGCGCATCAGAGGCATATCACGGTCGTACATCATCGTTACTCGGGTTAGTGGTCTCATCAGGCAGCGTCTTACGCTGCGACGGGCAAAGCCCGTTTCGACCTATTCGGCGCTGAGACTGTTGGCGATTTCGAACCAATTGACGTGGATCAGCGCGGCGCCGATCAGATCGTTAGCAAAGCCCGGGACAGTTGGATTGGCGCAGACATCGTCAATCAAAAGTTCGACGTAGTCTGAGATGTGGTCAGCACTCATGCCTCTCACTTCGTTGTAGGTGGCTTCGTCATTGGTGAGCCAGAGATTGACGAGCCACGTCTCGCGATTGCTCCAGCCGTTGTAGGGTGTCTCGGTAGTCATTTGCTCATCTCCTTGTTTCTATGGATGTAATATAGCCGAACCATTGACCCGGGTCAATGGTTTTGTTGACCCATCCCAATGTTTTTCGATCACGAAATGTTACAATTTGACTGTTGTGTGGTATCTGCTTACCGTTCGCGGCTGAGATGTCGCGAACGCCCACAATCACGGTTTTAAAGCCCGCACAGGAGCTCTTTCTAATCCTGCTAGTGGAACAAGGCTTTAGCGCAACGCAAGCCTACGGGCAGGCCTATCCGACCTGTAAGCCGTCGGCCTTGCCGGCCTGCAGTTCGCGTTTGCTCAAGAACGCTAAAGTGTTAGCTCGCAAGGCTGAGTTAGAGGCACAGAAAGCCGTTGTGAGCCGCGCCGCGACACGTGTTACGGCCGAGCTCATAACCCGCGAATTGCTGGAAGTTGCGCGCCTCGCAAAGCAGGATAAGCAGCTTGGCGCGGCTTCGGCTGCGCTGATGGGCGTCGCCAAGATACACGGAATGCTTGTAGAGAAGCATCAAGTGGACGCCTTGATCAGGCGACCTACAACAGCCATCAGTGGCCCTGATCAGATGACTGAGCTGCAATGGCTGCAGGATTTTGGTACAGTAATAGACGTAGTAACGAATGGTAATGATGATGGTATAGTTGATGTATTCGGAGTAGATGCTAAGTAGTCTAGAGTATAGCGTGACAGTATAGACAAGCGGCTGACTTGGTCAATCGATTGACCAAGAGACGGTGGGGCTTACCCGAAAAGTGGGTACACGTCGCGGTTGTAGGGGGGTAGGGGGGTGTCCCACCCCCTCCACGGATTTCCTTCTCGGAGCCGAACCCGAAAAAAATCCAAAAAATTGCTTTCCTGAGGAGTGCAACCTATGAGTGCATTGGCAGAGCGACAGGTCCAGATCGGTTTTCGCCCCCAGCCGGGACCACAGGTGGCCTTCCTCCGAGCCCCCTTCGACATCGTCGTCTACGGCGGCGCCCGTGGCGGTGGCAAGAGCTATGCCACTCTGGGCGAGTTCTGGCTGCACGCCGAAGCCCACGGTCAACACGCCAGAGGGCTGATGGTTCGTAAGACGCGAGAAGACCTTAAGGACACCATCGACACCGCGCTGATCATGTATGGCAACGCTGCCACTTGGAACGAGCAGAAGAAGTTCTTCCGCTTCCATAACGGTGCCGTTCTACATATGGCTTACTTGGAAAGCGACAGCGATGCTCAGAATTACCAGGGTTGGTCACTGACCCGAGTCTATGTCGAGGAGCTCACCCAGTACGCCGATAGTCGGCCGATCTTCAAGCTGATGGCGACGCTCAGATCCGCAAAACAAGGCATCAAGTGCCAGTTCCGCGCCACCTGTAATCCCGGCGGTCCTGGCCATCAGTGGGTCAAGCAGTGGGTCATCAACCTTGGTCCTAATCGACCGTACAAAGATCCAGACACTGGCCTCTCCCGCGTCTTCATCGCCGCCAAGGTCACCGACAACCCCGCCCTCCTTCACAATGACCCCAACTACGTCAACCGTCTCCGCGCTTCAGGATCGCCGGAGCTGGTCCGCGCCTGGCTGGAAGGCGACTGGGATGTCGTCGAAGGCGCCTTTTTCCCTGAGTTTTCAAAGGCCAAGCACGTCACCCCCAAGTTCACCATCCCCCGCGATTGGACCCGTTTCCGCTCAATGGACTGGGGTTCCGCGAGACCCTTCTCCATCGGCTGGTGGGCCGTGGTCCAGGACGACCACCCCCTCGACGGCCACATTCTTCCCAGAGACGCCATCGTCCGCTACCGCGAGTGGTACGGCAGCAAAGGCCCCAATGAAGGCCTGAAGATCCCCGCCGAGACCGTCGCTGCCGGCATCCGCCAACGCGAGCTCGGCGAACAGATCGCCTACGGGGTGCTGGACCCAGCCGCCTTCGCCGTCATCAGCGGCCCAAGCATCGCCGAAACCCTCGCCCGCAGAGGTGTCTACTTCCGCCGTGCCGACAACGCCCGCCTTAGCATTGCCAAGCGGTTCGGCGGCTGGGATCAGCTGCGTTTCCGTCTCAGAGGCAACGACGACGGCCAGCCGATGATCTTTTTCACCGAGGATTGCCATGCTATCCTCCGTACGCTGCCGATGATGCAGCATTCCGAGGTCAATCCCGAGGACCTCGACACCTCAGCCGAAGACCACGCCGTCGATGAGGTCAGATATGCTTGCATGTCGCGTCCGTTCAGGCAGACCCACTTCCACGAGGCCAACCACGATAATCCGTTCTTGGTCGCCAATGCTTTCCGCCTCAAGGATCTGGATTGATGAGCCCCTTCAGCTTCCCTGAGAAGCCCAACAATTCCAACCTGGAGCTCTGGGAAGCCCGCCTCAAGGGCGCCCGCAAGGTCATCAACCCAGACCGTCCGCCCGACCGCAAAATCCGCCATTCGACCTGCGGCCTCAGATACACCGTCGACCCAAGAGGC